TGTTTGTAGCTACTGTTCCAATATTGTTTGCTCCAGATAAATCTGTGGCAACAGTGTTAACATTTGAAATATTTGTAGCAACAGTACCAATAGTATTGGATCCAGATAAATTAGTTGCAACAGTACCAATAGTATTGGATCCAGAAAGATTTGTAGCAACAGTAGAAATATTAGCATTTGCTGCAGCAACTGTTGAAATATTATTTGTTGGAGAGATTTGTCCTGCAACAGTAGTAATGTTTGCAATATTTGTACTATCTCCTACAGTTTGGACAACACCAATATTTTGACCAACAGTATCAATTTCAGATACTGCTTCGTTTAAATCATTAGCAACTGTTTCAACTTCTGAAATAGCTTCATTCAAATCATTGGCTACTGTTATTACATCATTAATATTTGTTGCGACAATTTGTACTGAACCAATATTGGTAGCTACTGTTCCTATATCAGTACCATCTGCAGCTACTGCGGTTACATCTGCACTAATTCCTGCTACAGTTGATATATCAGCAGCAATAGCAGCTAAAGCATCAACATTAGTTGTAGTAGGCCCTAGCTCTAATCCAGATCCTGCACTATTAAATTTTAATAATCTATCAGCATTATTAGCTTCTGTATTATCGTAAGGAAATTCTATTGGTCTTGTTGCATCTGTTTCAATAGGAAGTGTTATAGCTCTTGAGATCTTTTCTTCTAATTGTTGTAATAAAGCTAAATTAGTATTGAATTCTGTTTCTAAAGCATCTGCAGTTAATGGGCCACCAGAAGTAAATCTTGTTGTTCTTGAAATATCTTTCTTACCAATAAGAGTAACTAAAGCTCCAGAGGCAGGTGCGTTACCTGCAGTAAATGTTATGGATCCTGTTCCATTAGCATTTGTTGAAACTGTATAATGAGTAGATAATGTTTTTAAAGTATCATTGACATAGACAGCAATATCTGCATCTGCATAGATAACAAACGTAAAATTGTAAGGGCCTAAAGATCCAGAAGAAGTATATTGATTTCTTCGTTCTCCTGTTAATACTGGATTTACTGCCATCTTAATCTACTCCTATAACTTCTCTTAGTGGTTTAATATTTCTATCATTAATATTTTTAGTCAACTCTAAAGCCTTATACTTTAAATCTGGATACTTTAAAAGTAACAATTTATCTGGGCCATCTAAACCAATCCTTAAATTTTCGCTTTCTTCAAAGCTGTTTTTAAATTGTTCTGGTTTTCCGTGCCTGTGGAAATTAATAATATTAGTAATCATTTTTTCCCTGGAGGTAGTAGCCATATCGTCATCTGATCCATAAATATAATAAGCATCTGAAGTCATAAGTGTTTTTAAACTTTGTTGTAAAGTAGTACCTGGCATCATTACGTTTTCATAATATTCTGGCGATACATAATTTGGAGCTTCATCTAATACATCTTGAGGTAATATAGAAAAATCTCCATTAACTAATTTTTTATAATCATTAGCTTGTTCTCTGTTTAATGGAATTCTTTGTCCTCTAATTGATAAATATGATGGATGATTATTTGGCCCAAAACTTAATCTTTCAAATTCTCCAGAAACTCCTATCTTATCTAAAACTGTACCAAAAATAGCTTTACCATCTTCGTTTCTGTAATTTGCAATTTCATCAAATTTTGGATTTCTATACAATAAAGGTATAGTTTTCTTTAAATCATCTTCAGTAAATAAACCTGTATCAATTAAATCTTGTTGTTGCCAAGGCATATCTCTAAATTTAACTGGAGAATAAAGCACTCCTCCTGGCCCAACTCTTGGATCTTCTGTTGCTTCTCTACCCCAGAAATCAACAGCCACAGGCAAGCTCTGTCTATCCATCCTTTTTTTAACTTCGTTACTTAATTCTAAATTAAAGTTACCTAATACATCATCTGCAAGACCTGTAGCTTTTTCTACCATATCGTAAGTACCATCTCCATTATCTACAAAGGTTCTAATACTTCCATCATCTGGATCTTCTACAGTAAATATATCTGGCAGCTCTCCTGATCTAGCAATTAGATTTCCATTTTCATCTATATCTTCAAATTTTTCTATATTCATTCTAAACCTTGAAGCCATAGGAACAAAGTTAGCTAAATTTCTAGCACCCCATTTTATTAATTTTTTTGTAAATACTTCTGGGTTTCCAGAAGAATAATCGCTTGAAAATATCTCTATAAAATCTGCAATATTACCTGCAAAAGGAGATGATAATGTTTTTTCTCCAACAGATAATACTCCTTTCAAAACAGCTTCAGCTATTTCTTGTTCTGATTTTACTTCTCCAAGAGCTGCTAAATTGTATCCTAAAGTTAACCATTGTCCTGCAGGATCTAATCTATTGATCTGATAAGATCTATCACTTCCTTCGTGTAATATTCCTTTGTATTGTCCTTCTGGATCCAATCTTGACCAAGGTATCAATATTGAATATTCATCTGGCCCTGATTTCATAAATCTTAAATTATCATTATCTCTTTGGGATCCATAAATAGGATCTCCACCTTTTACATATCCATTTGCTGCCATTAATGTAGTCATAAAAACTAAAGAATGAGAAGCAATTAAATGACCTTGAGCCATATCTCTTTGTACAGGATCTGTTGAATGTAACATCTCATATAGCTTGCTGCCTTTTAAATATTTAGCCATAGCAATATTTACACCTGGAGTAAGCTCAACACCTACTTTCGTTAAATTATAAAGTGTGCCAAAGAATGGAGTAATTAATTTTCCTACTGTTCCCCATACTGCGGATCCTGGAATATTTGTTTGTTCTTTTAAAACTGAATGAATAGCAGCTCCGAATTTATCTAGCTTTCTTTGTAACACTGTATCTCTAGCAGCTTCAATAGATTTCAATCTTATATCTGGAGCTTGTTTTAATGGATCATTAACTATTTGTTTTACTCTTAATGCAAAATCTTTATCTGCAATAACTCCATTTTCTACTTCATCCAAGGCCTTAGTGTATGCGTAAGTATGCAGCTCAGATCTGTAAAACATAAACTTCAACATATCATCTGCTGCCTTCATAAGTCTTGGAGCATATCTTGTAGATACATCAAGGATTGCATCTGCACCTTTAAAGAAAGCATTGTCAGCTAAATAAGATGGATCTTCTTCTATTCTTTCTCTTAATCTTTTATTAACCTTACCTGCTGTATTGTAAGTTAAATTTCTAACATTTATTTTGCCACCAGAAATACTGTCATCTATTGGCACTTTTGAAAAAGTATCAATGGATTGGCCAGTTAATAATGATGAAGAAAATACTCTAAACCCATCTACCATAGATTGCATATATCCATAGTATCCTGCTAAAGCAGATTTAAAGGTTAACCCTTTGTGCTGCTTGTCTAACATTTTATGAATAGATCCTTTTGTTCCTCCTGCAAATCTAGCTAGGTGGTGGAATTGTTGTAATAATAATCCTGCACCCATATTAACCATATGCGTGTCAACACCAGATAAAAGGTTGTTGTAATAAACTTGGAACAACATTTCTCTGCTTGTTGCAAGATTAATTTGTTTAACAGCTCTTGCAGCAGATCCTTCGTTACTATTTATAATACTATAAATTGCTTGTAATTTTTGTTCATTAAATTCTTTACCACCAGTATTATCCATTATTGCTGTTAATGCTTGTTCTTCATTAACTGATACTTCACTAGCTTTTTTCATTTCTCTTAAAATTCTAAAAGATCTACCAAGCTCTGCTCTAGCTCCCATTACCTGGTTCAATACAGAAGCATAAGTTTGCGTCATTTGCATAGCAAAGGCTTTTTCTTTTGTTCCTGCATTTTCTGATACAGCTTTTTTAAGAGCTATTTTTAAATGAGTTTTAAAATCTTTTAATAAATTGATTGCACCCAACATCTGTTCAACATTATAAACAGATCCTATTTTTCTATTTTGCAAAGTTTCAATAGATATATTTAATTCATCTGCTAGATCTTTAACAACATTATCTTTTAATACTCCGCCTTCTCCTCTACGATATTTGTTTTTACCTTTTTGATAAGTTTTTCCTAATACCTCAATTAAAGCATCAATATCATTCTCATCTTTTACTTTGTACCAAAGTGAATTTTTATATGCGTCAAAATCTTTAGGGAATAATTCTGGCGGTAATCTATTTTCTGTTACAGCTTTTTCTAAATTTTTAATTAATTTATTATTGATTAATTCTTCTGGAGTTACACTTGTGCCAACACCAGTAATCTCCTGGGCCTTTGCTTGTGTCTTAACTGTTTTTTCAGCTCCAGTTTGTAACTCAGGTATTCCTTTAGTTAGCCACTCTCTAACTGCCTTTGCTACATCTTCTGCTTTAAAATTACCAAATCTTGCCATTATTATTTTCCTTTATAAATGAAACTTGCTCCAGTTTTGTTATTAGGTTGTGTATAAATATCTTTTGCTTTTACTTTCATTGAAATCATTTGTTCATTCTGAGGTTCTCCAAAAACTCCTGCAAATTTTTTTGTTAATGCAACATAATCGCCAGTATTTATTTTTGCATTTTTAACATCTTTTGGAACAACTCTATAAACAGTAATTTCTTTTTCTGGATTATTAGCAACTGATAATATTATTTTTTGTTGTTCATTGTACATATCATACATAATATCGCCTTTTGGTTCTACAGAAACCAATTTAAAATCTTGTTGATCTAAAGGTACAGTATAATTATTTCTTGCACCACCTTTTTGATAATTTGTTTTTTCATTAAAATTATCAATCTCATTTGCACTAATAACATTTTTAGATTTTTTTTCTTGTGCAACTATATCTTTTTCTAATTTAATCTCTCCTCTATAAATAAAATTCATTTCTTCTACAGTTAAAAATACTCTATCTCTATATGGTACATAATATTTTATATGATGTTGCTCTATAATATCATCTAATTCGCTTGGTCTTACCTGTATTTCAAAAGTAAAATTATCTGCTTCATTCATTTTAACCTGATAGTGTGTTGTTCTTAATTTGTTCTTATAATCTTTTTCTAATATAACAAAATTTTGCTCTACATATTGCTCCATTTTAGACACATTCCCAAAATTATCTAATAATTTAGCACCTAAATAATCTCCTATTCTATAAGG